ATGAAAAAGATAGCTGCTATATCATTAATTAGTATTTTTATTATGTCTGGTTGTGCTGTGCATAATGATGAGACAAGTATCGGTAAATTTGGTCTTGCATATAAAAGTAATATTCAGCGTAAACTCGATAACCAATACTACACCGAAGCCGAAGCTTCTTTAGCCAGGGGTAGAATATCTGGTGCAGAAAATATAGTAAAAAATGATGCAACTCATTTCTGTGTTACTCAGGGCAAAAAAATGCAAATAGTTGAGCTGAAGACAGAAGGTGTAGGATTACATGGTGTCGCTCGTCTGACATTCAAATGTGGAGAGTGAGAATATTTTTTGGTAAGCGTCAAATATGCGCGTTCTGGCTGTGCGTAGCCGGAACCTGTGGGAGCACGATGCCGATAAGTGAAAGGCATCGTGCTATGAAGGAGGATTCTATCGATGTGGTCAATGGAAGACGGTTACCAGAGATAGGGCTTATGCATAAAAAAATAAGCCCGTGTAAGGGAGATTTAGGGTGTCATCAGTAGGGGCTTTCAACGGTACAATGCGGGTTTGAGCGGCATAAATGACCACTGAAAGCCCTTAAACGTTACTCTACTGTGGACACTGTGTGGACACTCTCGGCCTCAGTACCACCTCTCAGCGGATTAAGAGAAATGGCGTCCTGAAGGTACTCTGGAGCAAAATGAGCGTAAACCATAGTTTGCTCAATCCGCGTGTGACCTAGTATCCGTTGTAGCGTGATAATACTTCCTCCATTAATCATGAAATGAGTGGCAAAGCTGTGCCTTAGTGCATGTGTGGCTTGCCCCATTGGCAAATCCGGTTTTATTGCTTTCATTGTTCGTCTGAAGCGAGGGTAATCAGCATCAGGGAATAAAAAACCTCGTTTGTTATCCGCGATCATTTTGGCAACAGCCTCTGAGATCGGGACGGTGCGTGGTTTGTTTGTTTTCGTTTTAACAAACGTGACGCGGTTATGAATGATATTTTCTGCTTTCAAACGAGCTGCTTCTCCCCAACGTGCTCCAGTACTCAGGCAAAGAATCGCAATCTTTTTGTTGTCGCCGTCAAGAGCTGCGAGCAGTAAGGCAATTTCTTCCTGCGTGAGATAGCCTGTGTCTGGTTTTTCCTCCTTAAGCCTTTTTGTCCCTCTGATAGGGTGCTCACCAAAGTATAACTCCGCTTCAATCAGGGCTGTAAACATGCCGCTAATACATGTTAAATCACGATTGATACTCGAAGGTTTAATACCCTGACTTCTTCGGGTGGCGCAGTATTGGCTGATAAGCGATTTCGTAATTTGAAATGCGCATGGGTCATTCGTTATTTTTGTGAAGATTTCAATTTTTCCAAGATTAGATTTCCCATGCTCTTCGTGTTTACCCTTTAAATCCCACCAGATCTGTGTCAGCTCCGACAGACGTCGCTTGTCTGTTGGTTTTGATAGCCATTCTTTATTGTGGTGGTTGTACAACGTGTATTTCTCGAAAGCGACAGCTTCGCTTTTCTTATCAAACTTCCTACGGATGCGTTTTCCATTACGTCCAGTAGGGCGGATGTCCACTTCATATCGACCATCATCGAGTTTTTTGATTGCCATCAGAAAACCCTCCGAGTGGTGTGTTTTTTTGCGACTACTAATCGTTTTTTTCGTGGTGGCTGAAATTTAGCCACCAATAGTAGGCACTTGTGATGAATATATTCACGATGAATTGTTAACCAGTCTTTTGACCGGAGTGGGGCGACGTTGTTTCGTTTTGCCCAAAGTGTGCGAGAGCGGGCGCAATTTGCCCGGACTCAGGAGCGATCTGATTTGTCATGAACCATAAAGTGTATTTGGTGAATTGTGGGGTCTGCAGGATGTTCATCATGACATCTGTTGGAGGTGTTGAACGACCACTTTCATAGTAACTCAGCGTGCCATACGGAACCCCTGTTAAATCAGCAAGTTGTTGTCTGCTCAAATACTCAGATTTTCGCATTAAGACTATCTTCTCGCTTATCGTGTTTGACATAGTGTTTAGATCTCAATAGTATTTAGTTTAGATGTAGATTGTTTAGTGCTTGGATGTGGGCACTAAAAGGCATTATAAGGCATTAAACGCAATTCATGAGGGCTGGAGGACGACATGAGCAAGCAAGTAACACTCATGACTGATGCGATTCCTTATCAGGAGTTCGCAAAACTAATAGGAAAATCGACAGGAGCGGTTCGTCGGATGATCGATAAAGGAAAGCTGCCTGTAATTGATATGACCGATCCACAATCAGCTTCAGGTCGTGCAGGTGAATATTGGGTATACCTTCCGGCATGGAATAACGGACTAAAACTGGCTTATGAAAGCCGCCCTAAAGAGATTCGTGACGGCTGGTTGATGTGGTTAGGTCTCGGTGAACCACGTTAAGGAGAACCGTATGAATGAGCCTCGTTGTATTGCTCAGTTACTGCGTAACGAAAGCCCCAGGGCGATTGACTTCACCATTACCCACGGTAAGGGACGCAAGGGAATCATTATCCGCACCAAAAAACAGAGTCCGTTAAAGAAGGCTCTTGTAGATTCAATTGGTCAACGCAACAGTTATGTGAAAACATGGGGTTGCGGAGGTTTTTTGAATGAGACGAACATTTACAGCAGAGGAAAAAGCCTCTGTTTTTGAACTATGGAAGAACGGAACAGGCTTCAGTGAAATAGCGAATATCCTGGGTTCAAAACCCGGAACGATCTTCACTATGTTAAGGGATACTGGCGGCATAAAACCCCATGAGCGTAAGCGGGCTGTAGCTCACCTGACACTGTCTGAGCGCGAGGAGATACGAGCTGGTTTGTCAGCCAAAATGAGCATTCGTGCGATAGCTACTGCGCTGAATCGCAGTCCTTCGACGATCTCACGTGAAGTTCAGCGTAATCGGGGCAGACGCTATTACAAAGCTGTTGATGCTAATAACCGAGCCAACAGAATGGCGAAAAGGCCAAAACCGTGCTTACTGGATCAAAATTTACCATTGCGAAAGCTTGTTCTGGAAAAGCTGGAGATGAAATGGTCTCCAGAGCAAATATCAGGATGGTTAAGGCGAACAAAACCACGTCAAAAAACGCTGCGAATATCACCTGAGACAATTTATAAAACGCTGTACTTTCGTAGCCGTGAAGCGCTACACCACCTGAATATACAGCATCTGCGACGGTCGCATAGCCTTCGCCATGGCAGGCGTCATACCCGCAAAGGCGAAAGAGGTACGATTAACATAGTGAACGGAACACCAATTCACGAACGTTCCCGAAATATCGATAACAGACGCTCTCTGGGGCATTGGGAGGGCGATTTAGTCTCAGGTACAAAAAACTCTCATATAGCCACACTTGTAGACCGAAAATCACGTTATACGATCATCCTTAGACTCAGGGGCAAAGATTCTGTCTCAGTAAATCAGGCTCTTACCGACAAATTCCTGAGTTTACCGTCAGAACTCAGAAAATCACTGACATGGGACAGAGGAATGGAACTGGCCAGACATCTAGAATTTACTGTCAGCACCGGCGTTAAAGTTTACTTCTGCGATCCTCAGAGTCCTTGGCAGCGGGGAACAAATGAGAACACAAATGGGCTAATTCGGCAGTACTTTCCTAAAAAGACATGTCTTGCCCAATATACTCAACATGAACTAGATCTGGTTGCTGCTCAGCTAAACAACAGACCGAGAAAGACACTGAAGTTCAAAACACCGAAAGAGATAATTGAAAGGGGTGTTGCATTGACAGATTGAATCTACACTGACCTTTCTGAAAAGTCGGAGGGTCTGGAAATGACAGTGATGACGCTCAATCTTGTTGAAAAACAGCCAGCAGCTATGCGCCGGATAATTGGTAAGCATCTGGCCGTCCCTCGCTGGCAGGAGACATGCGATTATTATAATCAGATGATGGAACGTGAACGGCTAACGGTTTGCTTCCATGCGCAGTTAAAACAGCGTCACGCAACGATGCGTTTTGAAGAAATGAATGATGTCGAACGTGAACGACTGGTATGTGCAATTGATGAATTGCGTGGGGCATTCTCAAAACGCCGTCAGGTTGGCGCAAGTGAGTATGCATATATTAGTTTTTTAACAGTCAGTCAGCGTCGTACTTTATTTATGCATGCCGGATTGACTGAAAAAGAATTCAACCAGCCATACTGGCGAATTAATGAAGAGTCATGTTACTGGCGTGATGCTTTATTCCGTGCATTACGTGAATTATTCAGCCTGTTTGAGTATGCACCGACAATTCTGACGTCGGTAAAACCAGAGCAATATCTGCATTAAGTAATTAACCAGAGTTTTTAACGCACTTAATCGTGCGGGGCTTCTTTTTGCCTGGAGAAAGTTATGCATACAGTTTCTGAAAATCAGTGCGGTAAATACGCATTACTGCTGCAACAGGCCAGAACCGAAGCACAGGCCGACGCTGCGACGCGCTTTTCTTCTCATCTTGATGCCATGATTCGCCACATCACAAAGGCGGAGTTATCCCGCGTGGAGATAGTCGAGCTGCTCAGTCAGGAGTCGGAAAAATTTCACAATATCGGATTGTCTCGCGGGGAGGTGCTTTGATGTCCTGTTCTCGTTCAGTTGTATTACTGAATAACGCCTTAAAAATCGCCGTTATGAAAAATGGCGATTTGTCTCTTATTCAACTTGGTCTTGATAAAGAAAAACGCGAAATAACTGAGTCTGTTATCGCGATTTATCAGAACGAATTAAACCTCCTGTCTGATGTGGTCAATTTACTTGTTAAACGCGCTGTGTTTCACAAGCAAATCTCCTCCGTGGATGAACTGACGAAATTAACGACAGAAATCGCCAGCTATTGCGCTGATGAATTTAAAAAACTGAACGACAAAAGGAACTGGTAATGCCGGACAACGTAGATTTTATTCAGGAACAACAGGCTGAATTACTGGAGCGCCAGATTAACGCGGCAAGGGTAAAACATTGCGGTGTTTCTTCGCTGGTTTGCGAAGAGTGTGATGCGCCAATACCTGCTGCCCGTCGTGCGGCTTATCCGTCAGCCACGCGTTGTGTTTCCTGTCAGTCAGTCTTTGAAGCAAAAAACAAACATTACCGGAGAACGGCATGAGTATTCGTATTGAAATTGGCGAACGTTATGTCGTTACCAGTGACAGCTTTCAGTTTATTCTCCACGAGAAAAAGAGAGCGGAAAGCGGTAAAAACGCCGGTCAGGAATGGCTGTCGGTGGTTGGTTATTACCCGAAATTAAGCCAGCTCGTTTCCGGCCTGATGCATCACGATATTCTGACCGGAAGCGCAAAGTCTTTTGCTGATTTAAACGCGCAGGTTGAGCAACTCAGCAAGCGTTGTTCAGAGGCTTTTGGCTCATATGGCCGTTAAAGCCTCCGGGCGTTTTGTCCCTCCGCCAGCATTTGCCGCAGGCACCGGTAAGGCGTTTACCGGTGCTTATGCATGGAACGCGCCACGCGAGGCCGTCGGGCGCGAAAGACCCCTTACACGTGACGAGATGCGTCAGGTGCAAGGTGTTTTATCCACGATTAACCGCCTGCCTTACTTTTTGCGCTCGCTGTTTACTTCACGCTATGACTACATCCGGCGCAATAAAAGCCCGGTGCACGGGTTTTATTTCCTCACATCCACTTTTCAGCGTCGTTTATGGCCGCGCATTGAGCGTGTGAATCAGCGCCATGAAATGAACACCGACGCGTCGTTACTGTTTCTGGCAGAGCGTGACCACTATGCGCGCCTGCCGGGAATGAATGATAAGGAGCTAAAAAAGTTTGCTGCCCGTATCTCATCGCAGCTTTTCATGATGTATGAGGAACTCAGCGATGCCTGGGTGGATGCGCATGGCGAAAAAGAATCGCTGTTTACGGATGAGGCGCAGGCTCACCTCTATGGTCATGTTGCTGGCGCTGCACGTGCTTTCAATATTTCCCCGCTCTACTGGAAAAAATACCGTAAAGGGCAGATGACCACGAGGCAGGCATATTCTGCCATTGCCCGTCTGTTTAACGATGAGTGGTGGACTCATCAGCTTAAAGGCCAGCGTATGCGCTGGCATGAGGCGTTACTGATTGCTGTCGGGGAGGTCAATAAAGACCGTTCTCCTTATGCCAGTAAACATGCCATTCGTGATGTGCGTGCACGCCGCCAGGCAAATCTGGAATTTCTTAAATCGTGTGACCTTGAAAACAGGGAAACCGGCGAGCGCATCGACCTTATCAGTAAGGTGATGGGCAGTATTTCTAATCCTGAAATTCGCCGGATGGAGCTGATGAACACCATTGCCGGTATTGAGCGTTACGCCGCCGCAGAGGGTGATGTGGGGATGTTTATCACGCTGACCGCGCCGTCAAAGTATCACCCGACACGTCAGGTCAGAAAAGGCGAAAGTAAAACCGTTCAGCTTAATCACGGCTGGAACGATGAGGCATTTAATCCAAAGGATGCGCAGCGTTATCTCTGCCGCATCTGGAGCCTGATGCGCACGGCATTCAAGGATAATGATTTACAGGTCTACGGTTTGCGTGTCGTCGAGCCACACCACGACGGAACGCCGCACTGGCATATGATGCTTTTTTGTAATCCACGCCAGCGTAACCAGATTATCGAAATCATGCGTCGCTACGCGCTCAAAGAGGATGGAGACGAAAGAGGAGCTGCGCGAAACCGTTTTCAGGCAAAACACCTTAACCGGGGCGGTGCTGCGGGATATATCGCGAAATACATTTCAAAAAACATCGACGGCTATGCACTGGATGGTCAGCTCGATAACGATACCGGCAGGCCGCTGAAAGACACAGCGGCGGCTGTTACCGCATGGGCGTCAACGTGGCGCATCCCGCAATTTAAAACGGTTGGCCTGCCGACAATGGGGGCTTACCGTGAACTACGCAAATTGCCTCGCGGCGTCAGCATTGCTGATGAGTTTGACGAACGCGTCGAGGTTGCACGCGCCGCCGCAGACAGTGGTGATTTTGCGTTGTATATCAGCGCGCAGGGCGGGGCAAATGTCCCGCGCGATTGTCAGACTGTCAGGGTCGCCCGTAGTCCGTCGGATGAAGTTAACGAGTACGAGGAAGAAGTCGAGAGAGTGGTCGGCATTTACGCGCCGCATCTCGGCGCGCGTCATATTCATATCACCAGAACGACGGACTGGCGCATTGTGCCGAAAGTGCCGGTCGTTGAGCCTTTGACTTTAAAAAGCGGCATCGCCGCGCCTCGGAGTCCTGTCAATAACTGTGGAAAGTTCACCGGCGGTGACGTTCCGGTTATGCACCCTACACCGTCTGAGCATGCCGCAGCGGTGTTAAATCTGGTTGATAGTGGTGTTATCGGATGGGATGACCCGGAAGTTGTGACGGTGCTCAGGAGTGCATTAAAACATGGTGCACCGAGACCGAATTGGCAACAAAGAAACTGCGAACCATTAAAACCGTACCAGATAGCGCCATCAGGGCGGATGAAAAAGGCTGAACGTTCGCAGATTCCACGCATCCATTTCGAGCTGGCACTAATTGGTAAAACCTATCAATAGTGATTTAATGAAATTTCGGAGTCATAAATATTGTGTATTTAACTAGATGATTGCAATATAAGTGCTTATTATTTATGCGATTATAGCCATAACGGAGCTGAGTATGAGTGTTGCAAGGCATCATCATTTTTTATCCCAATGTTATTTGAAAGGGTTTACAAGTAATGGGGGGAAAAAATCAAAATTAACTGTAATAGATTTAAAGGAGCGCAAAACCTTTGAGAGTAATACTCGCAATGTCGGGGGGGTTAGAGATTTCAACCGATTAGAATTGGATGGAGTTGACCCAAACTATCTCGAGAGTTCTCTTGCAGAGTTTGAAGGCAGTGTCGCTACTCATTTAAGAAAACTTGAGGAGGGGGGCGAGTTTTCAGGCGAAACCAAAGATGTTATTCTGGAGTTTATTTCCTTATTGGCAATACGTACGCCTGCTCAGCGAGAACATTTATCATCTCCATTGAAACAAATAGCAAAGTTTATCATGAAATCCTCAGTTAGTTCGGCTGAGCGTTGGGACGATTGCAAATTAGCTTATGAGAAAGAAATGGGTGAGTCTTTGCCATATGATCTCGCTTACGAAAAAATTAAAAATTTTGTGGATGGGGATAATTTCGAAATCAATGTAATCAGAGAGTTCATGATAGATATGGAAATGAAATGTGTACCTGTTATCACCAAGTTGTTGCATCAACGCAACTGGTCACTTATGACCATATCTGATGGGCAAGGGTCATTTATAACTTCAGATAACCCAGTTTGCTTAATGTGGACTAATCCTGAATTAGCACGAGGCCCTTATTCCCCCGGGTTTGGTGTAAAAGACACTTTAGTTTTGTTCCCAGTATCAAAAAACCTTCTTTTGGCGGGCGAGTTTGATGGTCATGAGGGTGTATTCAGTTGTAATGAGGAGCAGGCTGCGGTCTTCAATACTTCAGTCATTCGGCATACCGCAGAAAGAATATTTTCATCTAATGATAATTTCAAATTTTTAGACTCATCTAAAAAAATGAAGCAAGGCAAAAGCCTGGTTTGATAGCGGTTTTTCTATGATTTTACTAGGAGAATTCTACCCTTAATCAGTGTGTTTAAAATGATTAATTGTCATAACATTTTTTCATTTTTAGGTGTGCCTAGAAATGCATTCAATTGCATGCGTTTTCCTCCCCTGTTGCGTCTGAGCGCCACCAGTGCCGGCGCGCCTCCGGTGTATTCGTGCACCTGCATTAAAACCGACCCATAAAGCGGGCAGGCGAGGCGGGGATAGCACTGCGCGCTGGCGGTGGTGCTGATTTTATTTTTTCAGCGTCTCAGCGCGTCGTGACGGCGTTTGGATTGTGCGCCGGGGCGTTGGTGTGTCTGCGGGGTGTTTTGTGCGGTGGTGAGCGTGTGAGGGCGTGATGACGGGGTGTAAAAAAGCCGCCCGCAGGCGGCGATGTTCAGCCGTTGTCAGTGTCCAGTGAGTAGTTTTTAAAGCGGATGACCTCCTGACCGAGCCAGCCGTTTATCTCGCGGATCCTGTCCTGTAGCGGGATAAGCTCATTGCGGACAAAGACCTTTGCCACTTTCTCAATATCACCCAGCGACCCGACGTTCTCCGGCTTGCCGCCCATCAACTGAAAGGGGATGCGGTGCGCGTCCAGCAGGTCAGCGGCGCTGGCTTTTTTGATATTAAAAAAATCGTCCTTCGTTGCCACTTCACTGAGCGGGATAATTTTAATGCCGTCGGCTTTCCCCTGCGGGGCATAGAGAAACAGATTTTTAAAGTTGTTGCGGCCTTTCGACTTGACCATGTTTTCGCGAAGCATTTCGATATCGTTGCGATCCTGCACGGCATCGGTGACGTACATGATATATCCGGCATGAGCGCCGTTTTCGTAATACTTGCGGCGGAACAGCGTGGCCGACTCATTCAGCCAGGCAGAATTAAGGGCGCTGAGATATTCCGGCAGGCCGTACAGCTCCTGATTAATATCCGGCTCCAGCAGGTGAAACACGGAGCCGGGCGCGAAGGCTGTCGGCTCGTTGAAGGACGGCACCCACCAGTAAACATCCTCCTCCACGCCACGGCGGGTATATTTTGCCGGTGAGGTTTCCAGTCTGATGACCTTACCGGTGGTGCTGTAACGCTTTTCCAGAAACGCATTACCGAACACCAGAAAATCCAGCACAAAGCGGCTGAAATCCTGCTGGGAAAGCCACGGGTGCGGAATAAACGTTGAAGCCAGAATATTACGTTTGACGTAAATCGGTGAGCTGTGATGTACGGCAGCACGCAGGCTTTTTGCCAGACCGGTAAAGCTGACCGGTGGCTCATACCATCTGCCGTTACTGATGCACTCGACGTAATCCAGAATGTCACGGCGGTCGAGTACCGGCACCGGTTCACCAAAGGTGAATGCCTCCATTTTCGGGGCGCTGGCGGTCATTTTTTTTGCCGCAGGTTGCGGTGTTTTCCCTTTTTTCTTGCTCATCAGTAAAACTCCAGAATGGTGGATGTCAGCGGGGTGCTGATACCGGCGGTGAGTGGCTCATTTAACAGGGCGTGCATGGTCGCCCAGGCGAGGTCGGCGTGGCTGGCTTCCTCGCTGCGGCTGGCCTCATAGGTGGCGCTGCGTCCGCTGCTGGTCATGGTCTTGCGGATAGCCATAAACGAGCTGGTGATGTCGGTGGCGCTGACGTCATATTCCAGACAGCCACGGCGAATAACGTCTTTTGCCTTGAGCACCATTGCGGTTTTCATTTCCGGCGTGTAGCGGATATCGCGTGCGGCGGGATAGAACGAGCGAACGAGCTGGAACACGCCGACACCGAGGCCGGTGGCATCAATACCGATGTATTCGACGTTGTATTTTTCGGTGAGTTTGCGGATGGATTCAGCCTGGGTGGCAAAGTCCATGCCTTTCCACTGGTGACGCTCAAGTATTCTGAATTTGCCACCGGCCACCACCGGCGGTGCCAGCACCACGCATCCGGCACTGTCGCCACGGTGTGACGGGTCGTAACCAATCCAGACCGGGCGGGAGCCGAACGGATTCGCGGCAAACGGCGCATAGTCTTCCCATTCTTCCAGCGTGTCGACCATGCAGCGTTGCAGCTCCTCGAACGGGAACACCGACGCCTTGTCGTCAACAAATTCACACATGAACAGGTTTTTAAAATCGTCGGCGCTGTTTTCGCGTTTAAGCTGCTCAATGTCGAACAGCGTGCAGCCACCTTTCAGGGCGTCCTCAATGGTGACAATCTGCCGCCACTGACCGTCCGCACAGAGAAGCCCACCGGCAAGAGCGTTATGACTGACGTCGATTTCCACGCGTTCGGCGGCGCTGGCGCGTCCCCGGTTGAACAGTTCACCCGACCAGAACGGGTAGGCGTCGTGCGCCAGCGTGGACGGGGTGGAGAAATAGGTCGAGCGCAGGTGACTCTGTGAGGCCATACCTGATGCCACCTTACGCAGTACCTGAAAATTCGGTATCCAGAAAATCTCGTCGACGTACAGGTCGCCGTTATGGCTCTGCGCGGTGTTGGAGTTGGTGCCGAGAAAAATCAGTTTTGCGCCGTTATTGCCCAGGACAATCGGGTCACCGGTCAGGTCAACGTCAACCAGCCGGGCAAAGGCGATGATGTATTCGCGGAACACATACGCCTGCGTTTTACTGGCCGACAGAAAAATCTGGTTATGACCGGTTTTCAGGGCGCGCAGCAGCGCCTCGCGGGAAAAATAAAACGTCGCGCCAATCTGGCGGGATTTCAGGATATCGCGGATGCGGTGCTCAAGCCCGGCGCGATACCAGTGCAACTGATATTCGAAAGACTGCTCAAAGAAAATCTGCTCCAGCTTTTCGATAGCCTCGTCACTGAAAAAATTCTTTTTCGGTTTGCGCCGCCCGCCTTTGTTGCGGTTAGCGATGTTCGGATTAAGGTCTGCCTCGTTGCCGGTCTGGCTGTAGCGGTTTACCCGTGCCAGTCGTTCAATCTGGCGTCCGAGCAGGTCAATTTCCTTGAAGTCACCGCCGGTTTTCTGCGGTTTGATGATGAGCTGGGTCAGCCGCGCTTCCAGACTCATTTCGACACGGCTGATGGGGGCAACGCTGTCCCAGCCGTCGCGCTGTTTCCAGCTCTGCACCGTCGGGCGTTTCATCTGCAACATGGCGGCAATCTGCGGCACGGAAAACCCCTGCCAGTACAGCAGCGCCGCCTGACGACGCGGGTCGTGTAAAAGAGTGGTGTCTGTGGTGATGGTCATGAATACCTCGCCGTGATGAATACACGGCAAGGCTACTGAGTCGCGCCCCGCGATTCGCTAAGGTGCTGTTGTGTCAGTGATAAGCCATCCGGGACTGATGGCGGAGGATGCGCATCGTCGGGAAACTGATGCCGACATGTGACTCCTCTAATCACTATTCAGGACTCCTGACAATGGCAAAAAAAGTCTCAAAATTCTTTCGTATCGGCGTTGAGGGTGACACCTGTGACGGGCGTGTCATCAGTGCGCAGGATATTCAGGAAATGGCCGAAACCTTTGACCCGCGTGTCTACGGTTGCCGCATTAACCTGGAACATCTGCGCGGCATCCTGCCTGACGGTATTTTTAAACGTTATGGCGATGTGGCCGAACTGAAGGCCGAAAAGATTGATGACGATTCGGCGCTGAAAGGCAAATGGGCGCTGTTTGCGAAAATCACCCCGACCGATGACCTTATCGCGATGAACAAGGCCGCGCAGAAGGTCTACACCTCAATGGAAATTCAGCCGAACTTTGCCAACACCGGCAAATGTTATCTGGTGGGTCTGGCCGTCACCGATGACCCGGCAAGCCTCGGCACGGAATACCTGGAATTCTGCCGCACGGCAAAACACAACCCCCTGAACCGCTTCAAATTAAGCCCTGAAAACCTGATTTCAGTGGCAACGCCTGTTGAGCTGGAATTTGAAGACCTGCCTGAAACCGTGTTCACCGCCCTGACCGAAAAGGTGAAATCCATTTTTGGCCGCAAACAGGCCAGCGATGACGCCCGTCTGAATGACGTGCATGAAGCGGTGACCGCTGTTGCTGAACATGTGCAGGAAAAGCTGAGCGCCACTGAGCAGCGACTCGCTGAGATGGAAACCGCCTTTTCCGCACTTAAGCAGGAGGTGACTGACAGGGCGGATGAAACCAGCCAGGCATTCAGCCGCCTGAAAAACAGTCTCGACCACACCGAAAGTCTGACCCAGCAGCGCCGCAGCAAGGCCACCGGCGGTGGCGGTGACGCCCTGATGACGAACTGCTGACCGGCGTCAGCCAGTCCGGGAAAACCTTCACGATTAACCCTTAATTTCAGGAAAAACTATGCGCCAGGAAACCCGCTTTAAATTTAATGCCTACCTGTCCCGTGTTGCCGAACTGAACGGCATCGACGCCGGTGATGTGTCGAAAAAATTCACCGTTGAACCGTCGGTCACCCAGACCCTGATGAACACCATGCAGGAGTCCTCTGACTTTCTGACCCGCATCAACATTGTGCCGGTCAGCGAAATGAAAGGGGAAAAAATTGGTATTGGTGTCACCGGCTCCATCGCCAGCACCACAGACACCGCCGGTGGCACCGAGCGTCAGCCGAAGGACTTCTCGAAGCTGGCGTCAAACAAGTACGAATGCGACCAGATTAACTTCGATTTTTATATCCGCTACAAAACGCTTGACCTGTGGGCGCGTTATCAGGATTTCCAGCTCCGTGTCCGTAACGCCATTATCAAACGCCAGTCCCTTGATTTAATCATGGCCGGTTTTAACGGCGTGAGGCGTGCCGAAACCTCTGACCGCAGCAGTAACCAGATGCTGCAGGATGTGGCGGTCGGCTGGCTGCAGAAATACCGCAATGAAGCCCCGGCGCGCGTGATGAGCAAGGTTACTGACGAGGAAGGTCACACGACCTCTGAGGTCATCCGCGTGGGTAAGGGCGGTGATTATGCCAGCCTCGATGCACTGGTGATGGATGCGACCAACAACCTGATTGAGCCGTGGTATCAGGAAGACCCTGACCTTGTGGTGATTGTGGGGCGTCAGCTACTGGCGGACAAGTATTTCCCCATCGTCAACAAGGAGCAGGACAACAGCGAGATGCTGGCCGCTGACGTCATCATCAGCCAGAAACGCATCGGTAACCTGCCGGCGGTACGCGTCCCGTACTTCCCGGCGGATGCGATGCTCATCACGAAGCTGGAAAACCTGTCCATCTACTACATGGATGACAGCCATCGCCGCGTGATTGTGGAAAACCCGAAACTCGACCGCGTGGAGAACTACGAGTCAATGAACATTGATTACGTGGTGGAAGACTACGCCGCCGGTTGTCTGGTGGAAAAAATCAAGGTCGGTGACTTCTCCACACCGGCTAAAGCGACCGCAGAGCCGGGAGCGTAACCGATGACGAGTCCCGCACAGCGCCACATGATGCGGGTCTCGGCAGCGATGACCGCGCAGCGGGAAGCCGCCCCGCTGCGACATGCAACTGTCTATGAGCAGATGCTGGTTAAGCTCGCCGCAGACCAGCGCACACTGAAAGCGATTTATTCAAAAGAGCTGAAGGCCGCGAAAAAACGCGAACTGCTGCCGTTCTGGTTGCCGTGGGTGAACGGCGTGCTGGAGCAGGGCAAAGGTGCACAGGATGACATTCTGATGACGGTCATGCTGTGGCGTCTGGATACCGGCGATATTGCCGGTGCGCTGGAGATTGCCCGTTATGCCCTGAAGTACGGTCTGACCATGCCGGGTAAACACCGCCGCACCCCGCCGTACATGTTCACCGAGGAGGTCGCGCTTGCGGCCATGCGTGCCCACGCTGCCGGTGAGTCTGTGGATACCCGCCTGCTGACGGAGACCCTTGAACTGACTGCCGCTGCTGACATGCCTGATGAAGTGCGCGCAAAGCTGCACAAAATCACCGGTCTGTTTCTGCGTGACGGTGGTGATGCCGCCGGTGCGCTGGCGCACCTGCAACGTGCGACACAGCTCGACTGTCAGGCAGGCGTCAAAAAAGAGATTGAACGACTGGAGCGGGAGCTGAAACCGAAGCCGGAGCCGCAGCCAAAAGCGGCCACCCGTACCCCGCGTAAGACCCGGAGCGTGACACCGGCAAAACGTGGACGCCCGAAAAAGAAAGCCAGTTAACAACCGAATGCGCCCCGCGCCAGGGCGGCACGCCGGTCAGTGAGGGTGAATCATCTGACACTGCACCGGCGTCCACCGCCCGACTTTTCAGAGGTAGTCATGATGACGCTGATTATTCCGCGAAAGGAGGCTCCCGTGTCCGGTGAGGGTACGGTGGTCATCCCGCAACCGGCAGGCGACGAGCCGGTGATTAAAAACACGTTCTTTTTTCCCGATATCGACCCGAAGCGCGTCCGGGAACGTATGCGCCTTGAGCAGACTGTCGCCCCCGCCCGTCTGCGTGAGGCCATCAAGTCAGGCATGGCGGAAACAAATGCGGAGCTGTACGAGTACCGCGAACAGAAAATTGCCGCCGGTTTTACGCGTCTGGCGGACGTCCCGGCGGACGACATCGACGGTGAAAGCATCAGGGTTTTTTACTACGAGCGCGCCGTGTGTGCGATGGCGACCGCGTCGCTGTATGAGCGTTATCGCGGCGTGGATGCCAGTGCGAAAGGCGACAAGAAGGCTGACAGCATTGACAGCACCATTGATGAGCTGTGGCGGGATATGCGCTGGGCGGTGGCGCGCATCCAGGACAAGCCGCGCTGCATCGTGAGTCAAATCTGATGAAGACCTTTGCGCTACAGGGCGACACGCTCGACGCCATTTGTGTCCGGTATTACGGGCGCACTGAGGGCGTGGTTGAGACCGTGCTCGCCGCAAATCCGGGACTGGCTGAACTGGGCGCGGTGCTGCCGCACGGCACCGCCGTCGAACTGCCCGACGTTCAGACCGCGCCCGTGGCTGAAACTGTCAATCTGTGGGAGTAACGCATGACAGCAGAAGAAAAAAGCGTCCTGTCGCTTTTCATGATTGGGGTGCTGATTGTTGTCGGCAAGGTGCTTGCCGGTGGTGAACCCATCACCCCGCGTCTGTTTATCGGGCGCATGTTGCTCGGTGGTTTTGTCTCGATGGTTGCCGGTGTTGTTCTGGTGCAGTTTCCTGACCTGTCATTGCCTGCGGTGTGCGGCATCGGCTCCATGCTGGGTATCGCCGGTTATCAGGTGATTGAGATTGCCATTCAGCGCCGCTTTAAGGGCAGGGGGAAACCGTAATGCCGGTTATTAACACGCATCAGAATATCGCCGCCTTTCTCGACATGCTGGCCGTGTCCGAAGGGACGGCGAACCATCCGCTGACGAAAAACCGGGGCTATGACGTGATAGTCACCGGACTGGACGGAAAGCCGGAAATTTTCACCGACTACAGTGACCACCCGTTCGCACATGGCCGACCGGCGAAGGTGTTTAACCGTCGCGGTGAAAAATCCACGGCCTCCGGTCGCTATCAGCAGCTTTACCTGTTCTGGCCGCATTACCGCAAACAGCTTGCCCTGCCGGATTTCAGTCCGTTGTCACAGGACAGACTCGCCATTCAGTTGATCCGCGAACGCGGTGCGCTGGATGACATCCGGGCGGGACGTATTGAGCGCGCCATTTCACGCTGTCGCAATATCTGGGCGTCCCTGCCGGGTGCCGGTTACGGTCAGCGTGAGCATTCACTGGAAAAACTGGTCACCGTCTGGCGTACCGCTGGCGGCGTACCGGCTTAAACGGAGTAAACACCATGAAGAAATTATCCCTTTCACAAATGCTGAACGTGTCGCTGGCGCTGATGCTGGCACTGTCCCTGATTTACCCGCAGAGCGTGGCCGTCAATTTTGTCGCCGCCTGGGCGATTCTGGCGACGGTTATCTGTGTGGTTGCCGGTGGTGTCGGGGTGTATGCCACTGAGTATGTGCTGGAACGCTACGGGCGGGAGCTGCCGCCGGAATCGCTGGCCGTGAAGATTGTCACGTCGCTGTTTTTGCAGCCGGTGCCGTGGCGCAGACGGGCGGCGGCTCTGGTGGTGATGGTGGCGACGTTTATCGCGCTGGTCGCTGCCGGGTGGATTTTTACCGCGCTGATTTATCTTGTGGCGTCGGTGTTCTTCCGGCTGATACGTACGGCCTGCCGTCAGCGTTTTGAGGGGCGGGAACCATGTCAAAGCTGATGATTGTGCTGGTTGTGTTGTTATCACTGGCGGTGCCGGGGCTGTTTCTGGTGAAGCATGAAAATGCCAGCCTGCGCACCTCACTGGACAGGGCGAACAGCGTCGCCAGCGGGCAGCAGACGACCATCACCATGCTGAAAAATCAGCTTCATGTTGCACTCACCAGGGCAGACAAAAACGAGCTGGCGCAGGTGGCACTGCGTCAGGAACTGGAGAACGCCGCGAAGCGTGAAGCACTGCGCGAGAAAACCATCACGAGGTTACTTAATGAAAACGAGGATTTCCGCCGCTGGTATGGCGCTGACCTGCCTGATGCTGTGCGCCGGTTGCACCAGCGTCCGGCCTGCACTGACGCCAGTGATTGTCGCCAACGCCTGCCCGAAAGTGAGCCTTTGCCCGATGCCGGGCAGTGACCCGCAGAAGAACGGCGATTTAAGTGCCGATATCCGGCAGCTTGAGAACGCGCTGGCACGCTGTGCCAGCCAGGTAAAAATGATTAAACACTGTCAGGACGAAAACGATGCTCAAACCCGACAGCCTGCGCAGGGCGCTGACTGATGCCGTCACGGTGCTGAAAACTAACCCCGATATGCTGCGGATATTCGTGGATAACGGGAGTATTGCCTCCACACTGGCGACGTCGCTGTCGTTCGAAAAGCGTTACACGCTCAATGTCATTTTGACCGACTTTACCGGTGATTTTGACCTGCTCATCGTGCCGGTGCTGGCGTGGCTGCGGGAAAATCAGCCCGACATCATGACCACCGACGAAGGCCAGAAAAAGGGCTTCACGTTTTATGCGGACATCAACAATGACAGCAGCTTTGATATCAGCATCAGCCTGATGCTGACCGAGCGCACGCTGGTCAGTGAGGTGGACGGCGCGCTGCATGTGAAGAATATCCCGGAACCCCCGCCGCCGGAGCCGGTCACCCGCCCGATGGAGCTTTATATCAATGGCGAACTGGTGAGCAAGTGGGATGAATGAGTTTAAGCGTTTTGAAGACCGGCTGGCCGGACTTATTGAATCGCTGTCACCGTCAGGGCGTCGGCGACTGAGTGCCGAACTGGCGAAACGTCTGCGGCAGAGTCAGCAGCGTCGGGTGATGGCACAGAAAGCCCCGGACGGCACACCCTACGCGCCACGCCAGCAGCAGAGCGCCAGAAAAAAGACCGGTCGCGTTAAGCGAAAAATGTTTGCGAAACTTATCACCAGTCGTTTTTTGCATATCCGCGCCAGCCCGGAACAGGCATCAATGGAATTTTACGGCGGGAAGTCACCGAAAATCGCCAGCGTGCATCAGTTTGGTCTGTCGGAAGAAACCCGGAAAGACGGTAAGAAAATTGATTATCCGGCGCGTCCTTTGCTCGGCTTTACCGGTAAGGATGTGCAGATGATTGAAGAGATTATCCTGGCTCACCTCGATCGTTAGTTGTGCAATTTTTTTACGCTTTATTGCTGAGTTGTTGATTGTTGTATAACACTCTTTGTATTTTCGTCGGATAAGTTTTAATTGCCACTTGAAAATATACAGTCGATTGGGGCATAAGGATTCATCAATGGTGATCGTTTGAATGTTTAAGGCCGCGATAAAATGTCGCGGCCAGTTTTTTCCGTTTGCGAACTGACCAGGTTGTTATCTGGTTAAATAAGTGAGCTCACTCTCTTTAGGTATTAGCTGAGTGTCTCCTCCCCATTCGTTCATGATGTTTTTTCTCGCATTCCAGTATTCTTGGTAAGTATCTTGATGAACAGTGTAGATACTTGCTAAAAGCCAGTGTTGATACTTAAGAGTCGTGTATTGGTATTCTTCTATTATCGGTAAAATGAATAAGTTTTTTTGCTTTAGTGAGATTAAATATTCTTTTGTTTGTTTGGTGGTTCTGTCATTGTTTAAGATTCTTTCAATCTTAAATGAAAAGCCGTGCATGTTTATATTTCTTTGGAGGTGCATGAATGATGATATTGATGGGGCGATCATGTTTTGATGCGTCAGGATGTTTCTTAAATCCTCCATTAATTTTATTACTGGATTATTTCGGAATTCATGATTGATGAATGCCTCTGATTTGATTTTAATGTCGGCAATATTTAATGCTTTTGTTTTAAGTAGGTTGCGCGTTGAATCTCTAAATGATAATGCTGAAGATATATAATTGAAAAGGTGTCTTGATATGTTTAAATGTTCTTTTTTAAATTTGTCTCTGTTAAATGAATGACGGGAAACAATGTCAGGGGAGTTGAATTTGCTTAATTCATGTTGGACAACTTCGTAATTGGCAATATGCATATGTCCAAGTAAATTGGTGTCGGAGATTTTTAAATACTCTTGGTGGGCGATGGTGTCTTTTTGATTTTCCCAGATTTGATATTTATCCATACTTCAGTTCCTTCTTGATTGTGCCAAAAATGATACAACGGGTTGTAATGGTTTATCGAGTATATATCTCTCATTATTGCCGTATGAGCACATTATCAAATATTCAGGAACTCGCGCGCGCACTGCGCAACATGATACGCACCGGCATTGTCGTCGAAACCGACCTTAACGCCGGTCGCTGCCGTGTGCAGACCGGCGGCATGTGCACCGACTGGCTTCAGTGGCTGACCCATCGCGCCGGGCGTTCGCGCACATGGTGGGCACCTTCCGTGGGGGAACAGGTGCTGATTCTGGCCGTGGGCGGTGAACTCGACACGGCGTTCGTTCTGCCGGGGATTTATTCCGGCGATAACCCCGCGCCGTCTGCGTCGGCGGATGCCCTGCATATCCGTTTCCCTGACGGGGCGGTGATTGAATATGAACCCGAAACCAGTGCACTTACGGTAAGCGGAATTAAAACGGCCAGCGTGACGGCCTCTGATTCTGTTACTGCCACGGTGCCGGTGGTCATGGTGAAAGCATCAACCCGCGTCACCCTGGACACACCGGAGGTGGTCTGCACCAACAGGCTGATTACCGGCACGCTGGAAGTGCAGAAGGGCGGGACGATGCGCGGCAACATTGAACATACCGGCGGTGAACTCTCATCAAACGGTAAGGTACTGCATACCCATAAACACCCCGGCGACAGCGGCGGCACAACCGGGAGTCCTTTATGACAGCGCGTTATCTCGGAATGAATCGCAGTGATGGCCTGACTGTCACTGACCTTGAGCATATCAGCCAGAGTATCGGCGATATCCTGCGTACACCGGTCGGCTCACGGGTGATGCGTCGTGATTACGGCTCGTTGCTGGCATCAATGATTGACCAGCCGCAGACCCCGGCGCTTGAGTTGCAGATTAAGGTCGCCTGTTACATGGCGGTGCTGAAATGGGAACCCCGCGTCACCCTGTCATCCGTCACCACGGCGCGCAGCTTTGACGGGCGAATGACGGTCACGTTAACCGGCCAGCACAACGATACCGGCCAGCCACTTTCGTTAACCATCCCTGTGAGTTGAAACCATGCCGATTATCGACCTGAACCAGCTACCCGCACCGGATGTGGTCGAGGAGCTGGACTTTGAAATCATTCTCGCTGAACGCAAGGCGACACTGATTTCCCTTTACCCGGAAGACCAGCAGGAGGCGGTCGCCCGTACCCTGACGCTGGAATCTGAGCCTCTCGTCAAACTGCTGGAGGAAAATGCTTATCGTGAGCTTATCTGGCGTCAGCGTGTGAATGAGGCTGCGCGGGCGGTGATGCTGGCCTGTGCCGCCGGTAATGACCTTGATGTGATTGGTGCCAATTACAACACCACGCGCCTGACTATCACCCCGGCAGATGATTCGACCATCCCGCCGACACCGGCAGTGATGGAGTCTGACACCGATTATCGTCTGCGTATTCAGCAGGCGTTTGAGGGCTTAAGCGTCGCCGGGTCGGTGGGAGCCTATCAGTATCATGGTCGCAGTGCCGACGGGCGTGTCGCGGATATCTCTGTCACCAGTCCGTCTCCGGCCTGCGTCACTATCTCCGTGCTGTCTCGCGAAAATAACGGTGTCGCATCCGAAGACCTGCTGGCGGTGGTGCGCAACGCCCTGAATGGTGAGGACGTCAGGCCGGTGGCCGACCGCGTGACCGTGCAGTCTGCCGCCATCGTTGAATACCAGATAAACGCCACGCTTTACCTTTACCCTGGTCCCGAAAGCGAACCCATCCGCGCTGCTGCCGTGAAAAAACTGGAAGCGTACATCACGGCACAGCACCGGCTGGGGCGCGACATCCGTCTGTCTGCTATTTATGCCGCTTTGCATGTGGAAGGCGTGCAGCGTGTCGAGCTGGCTGCACCACTGGCCGACATTGTGCTCAACAGTACGCAGGCGTCTTTCTGCACCGAATACCGCGTCGTGACCGGAGGCTCGGATGAGTGATTCGCGCCTGCTGCCGACCGGCTCATCACCGCTTGAAGTCGCCGCCGCAAAAGCCTGTGCGGAAATTGAAAAAACGCCGGTCAGTATTCGTGAACTGTGGAACCCGGACACCTGTCCGGCAAATCTGCTGCCGTGGCTGGCGTGGGCGTTTTCGGTCGACAGGTGGGATGAAAAGTGGCCGGAAGCGACAAAACGCGCCGTTATCCGCGATGCCTATTTCATCCACTGTCATAAGGGCACGATAGGTGCAATCCGGCGTGTGGTGGAGCCGCTGGGCTATCTCATCAACGTGACGGAGTGGTGGGAAACCAGTGACCCGCCGGGCACCTTCCGGCTTGATATTGGTGTACTGGAAAGTGGCATCACAGAGGCAATGTATCAGGAAATGGAACGGCTGATTGCTGATGCCAAACCTGCAAGCCGTCACCTTATTGGCCTGAACATTACCCGGGACATTCCCGGCTACCTGTTCGCCGGTGGTGTGGCTTACGACGGCGATGTAATTACGGTTTACCCCGGATAAGTGAGGAATAATGAGCACAAAATTCAGAACCGTTATCACCACTGCCGGTGCAGCAAAGCTGGCAGCGGCAACCGCGCCTGGAGGGCGGAAGGTCAACATTACCACGATGGCCGTCGGGGATGGCGGTGGTAAATTGCCTGTCCCGGATGCCGGACAGACCGGGCTTATCCATGAAGTCTGGCGACATGCGCTGAACAAAATCAGCCAGGACAAACGAAACAGTAATTATATTATCGCAGAGCTGGTTATTCCGCCGGAGGTGGGCGGTTTCTGGATGCGTGAGCTTGGCCTGTACGATGATGCGGGAACATTAATTGCCGTGGCGAACATGGCCGAAAGTTATAAGCCAGCTCTTGCCGAAGGCTCAGGGCGTTCGCAGACCTGTCGCATGGTCATCATCGTCAGCAGTGTGGCCTCAGTGGCGCTGACCATTGACACCACAACGGTGATGGCGACGCAGGATTACGTTGATGACAAAATTGCAGAGCATGAACAGTCACGACGTCACCCGGACGCCTCGCTGACCGCAAAAGGTTTTACTCAGTTAAGCAGTGCGATCAACAGCACGTCTGAAACACTGGCCGCAACGCCGAAAGCGGTAAAGGCCGCGTATGATCTTGCTAACGGGAAATACACTGCGCAGGATGCCACCACAGCGCGAAAAGGCCTTGTCCAGCTCAGTAGCGCCACCAACAGCACGTCTGAAACGCTCGCCGCAACACCAAAAGCGGTAAAGGCAGCATATGACCTTGCTAACGGGAAATACACTGCACAGGACGCCACCACAGCGCGAAAAGGTCTTGTCCAGCTCAGTAGCGCCACCAACAGCGATTCTGAAACGCTTGCAGCAACGCCAAAGGCGGTTAAGACAGCGTATGACCTTGCTAACGGGAAATACACTGCGCAGGATGCCACCACGGCGCGAAAAGGCCTTGTCCAGCTCAGTAGCGCCACCAACAGTGATTCTGAAACGCTGGCCGCAACACCAAAAGCAGTGAAGTCTGCCTATGACAATGCTGAAAAACGTCTTCAGAAAGATCAGAACGGTGCGGATATTCCGGGAAAGGATACCTTCACGAAAAATATCGGTGCCTGTCGTGCTTATAGCGGCGCTTTGAGCACTGAAGCCGGAAACTGGACAACCGCTCAGTTTATTGAATGGCTGGATTCCCGTGGTGCATTTAATCATCCGTACTGGATGTGCAAATGTTCATGGTCATACGGCAATAATAAAATTATTACCGATACTGGCTGTGGAACTATTCATCTTGCAGGTTGCGTTATTGAGGTTATGGGTAATAAAGGTGCCATGACCATCCGTGTAACAACACCAAGCACTTCCACCGGAGGCGGCACCACTAACGCTCAATTCACTTATATTAATCATGGTGATGCTTATGCTCCTGGCTGGCGACGAGACTACAACACGAAAAACCAGCAGCCTGCATTTGCTTTAGGGAAAACAGGAAGCACTGTCGGAAATGATAAAGCTGTTGGCTGGAACTGGAATAGCGGGGTCTATCAAGCAAATATTGGTGGCGCATCGACATTAATCCTCCATTTCAATATGAGCGAGGGGAGTTGCCCTGCCGTACAGTTCCGTGTGAATTATAAGAACGGCGGTATTTATTATCGTTCAGCGCGTGATGGTTATGGATTTGAGGCTGACTGGTCAGAGTTTTACACCACAACCCGCAAACCCTCTGCGGGAGATGTTGGTGCATATACCAAAGATGAATCGGATTCTCGCTATGTACGAGATATTCGCCTGGGCACACGTGTTGTTCAGACTATGCAAAAAGGTGTGATGTATGAGAAAGCAGGGCACGTAATTACCGGGCTTGGTATTGTCGGTGAAGTCGATGGTGATGACCCCGCAGTATTCAGACCAATACAAAAATACATCAATGGAACATGGTATAACGTCGCACAGGTGTAATTTATGCAGCATTTAAAAAATATTATTGCGGGTAATCCAAAAACTGTTGCCCAATATCAACTGACAAAAAATTTTGATGTTATCTGGTTATGGTCCGAAGAGGGAAAAAACTGGTATGAGGAAGTAAGTAATTTTCAGGAGGACACGATAAAGATTGTTTACGACGAGAATAATATAATTGTCGGCATCACCAGAGATGCTTCAACGCTTAACCCTGAAGGTTTTAGCGTTGTCGAGGTTCCTGATATTACCGCCAACCGACGTGCTGATGACTCAGGTAAATGGATGTTTAAGGATGGTGCCGTGATTAAGCGGATTTATACGGCAGACGAACAGCAACAACAGGCCGAATCACAAAAGGCCGCGTTACTTTCCGAAGCGGAAAGCGTTATCCAGCCGCTGGAACGCACCGTCAGGCTGAATATGGCGACGGATGAGGAGCGCGCACGACTGGAGTCATGGGAACGCTACAGCGTTCTGGTCAGCCGTGTGGATCCTGCAAATCCTGAATGGCCGGAAATACCGCAATAAGTTGTATGATATCTGGAGTGAGCTAACGTATCTATGGCACAGAGTAAAACTTAATCTGACAGTCTGCTCTGTACCAAAAGCGGAACTTGCTTACATCGTGCTATGTTAGTTTGCTGGGAGCAGGTCATTATCTACGTGATTGCTATTTTATAACTTGGATAAAATGAGGGATGAACATAATATCGAGACAGTGATTGCAGAGTTAGTCATTATAGGCGGGCATCAGTTCATGCCGGATCTCTAATGCAATTATCAGGAAAATATGGGACGTTTTATCAATCAGAGGAAATATGTTACAGTTCAGCTTTGTATCAAATGACGTTGTTATGACTTACGACGGTGACAGCGGAGAACAAATAATTTGGGTTTGGGAGAGTTTAAATAAATTTCAAACAGTATGCATTTCACGAATTTTTAACTTTCAACTCCAGGACTTGAGAAACCCACCGTCAACCGTTCAGGATTTTAATGATTACGAATATTCCTTTAATTTTGGCACGCTTAATAATGAATACATAACAGTTCCGGGACGGATTCTAAGCATTAATCGAGATGTCCTTATACATAAGTCCATCAAGCTTGAAAGGAAAGTATTTGCGTCAGAACGCAACGTCTCCATTTTTGGTCGGCTTTCAAAACTACTCGATCACACTAATCCCATCATCATCGGAGGAGATAAGCCGGAAGCTATACCAAAAAGCGTATTCCAGGAGTTGCAAAGTAAATTCCCCAACACAGGGGAACTGGATCGCTATGCTAATGCAAGGGTTCACGCTATTCTCGCAGGTTATCTTGATGGTATGAAAGATGCTCGCGAACGGTATGAACATTACCTAAACAGAAAAACAGTGATCAGAAAAACCGACAAACTGGATTTAGAAGTTTTAAATAAGCTCGAAATTGAGAAATATACACTCATAAGAGACATTATCCAGGATGCGTTGAATAACAAAACTAACTTGTCTGAAGATGACTGGCAGAGCCTGATGATACCCTTCATCACATTACTTTTTCCAAAATATATCAAGGTCCTCGAGAAGGTTAAAATTTTCGACTATTACTCTAATCCTTCGGCTAAAACAAATCGGTTTATAGACATTGCACTGGTGGATGCAAACGGCAACCTTGATATCATCGAAGTCAAAAAGCCGTTTGATGATAAGATCCTTCGCAAGACGCCCTATCGCGATAACTATATTCCTACATCAGAACTTAGCGGCGGTATTATGCAGGCTGAAAAGTATATTTTTCATTTATCTAAATGGGGTGTTAAGGGTGAAAAAGAGCTTACGAATGCCTACAAGAATTCTCTGCCAGCGGGAATGTGTATTCGTATATCTAACCCAAAAGCCATCATCATTGTCGGACGCGATCAGATAGCGAACGGTAACATGACCGACGGTCAGTTGCTTGATTTTGAGATAATCAAACGTAAGTACGCCAACATGATAGACATATTGACGTACGACGACCTGTTGCGTCGACTTAATAATACGATTGAAGCATTGAAAGGTTGAATGCCCATGAGGTTCACACCCACAACGGGGAGCAGGTCACTTCCTCTTGTTTGATTGACATACCATAACGTCTGCTTTTGGCTCAAAGCAGACTGTCTGATTTGATAGCTTTTGGGCTATGTAAATTGTCAGTTGAAAAATGAGTGAGTACAAATCAGGACGGGCGGGCGAGTTGCCCGCCTTTTCTTTAATCTGTTGTTTCATCCACTGACCAGTCAGGTCAAATAGCGTCTTATGCACTGCCCAACAGAAAATAGTTGCACCCATTAACCACGGAGTTAAACGGATGAGTGACTATCATCACGGCGTGCAGGTGCTGGAGATTAACGACGGCACCCGCGTCATTTCCACCGTATCCACCGCCATTGTTGGCATGGTCTGCACGGCCAGCGATGCGGATGCGGAAATCTTCCCACTCAATAAACCGGTGCTGATTACCAATGTGCAGAGCGCAATTGCAAAGGCCGGTAAAAAAGGCACGCTGGCGGCGTCGTTACAGGCCATCGCTGACCAGTCAAAACCGGTCACCGTTGTCGTACGTGTGGAAGACGGCACCGGCGACGACGAGGAAACGAAACTCGCGCAGACCGTTTCCAATATCATCGGCACTACCGACGAAAACGGTCAGTACACCGGACTGAAAGCCCTGCTGGCGGCGGAGTCGGTAACCGGTGTTAAACCGCGTATTCTCGGTGTGCCGGGGCTGGATACCAAAGAGGTGGCTGTTGCACTGGCATCAGTCTGTCAGAAGCTGCGCGCTTTCGGGTATATCAGCGCATGGGGCTGTAAAACCATTTCCGAGGTGAAAGCTTACCGCCAGAATTTCAGCCAGCGTGAGCTGATGGTCATCTGGCCGGATTTCCTCGCATGGGATACGGTCGCCAGTACCACCGCCACCGCGTATGCCACCGCCCGTGCGCTGGGTCTGCGCGCTAAAATCGACCAGGAGCAGGGCTGGCATAAAACGCTGTCCAACGTCGGGGTGAACGGTGTTACCGGCATCAGCGCATCTGTATTCTGGGATTTGCAGGAGTCCGGTACTGATGCTGACCTGCTTAACGAGTCAGGTGTCACTACGCTGATTCGCCGCGACGGTTTCCGCTTCTGGGGTAACTGTACCTGCTCTGATGACCCGCTGTTCCTCTTTGAAAACTACACCCGCACCGCGCAGGTGTTGGCCGACACGATGGCTGAGGCGCACATGTGGGCGGTGGATAAGCCCATCACCGCAACGCTGATTCGCGACATCGTTGACGGCATCAATGCCAAATTCCGTGAGCTGAAAACAAACGGCTATATCGTGGATGCGACCTGCTGGTTCAGCGAAGAATCCAACGATGCGGAAACCCTCAAGGCCGGAAAACTGTATATCGACTACGACTATACACCGGTGCCTCCTCTCGAAAACCTGACCCTGCGCCAGCGTATTACCGATAAATACCTGGCAAATCTGGTCACCTCGGTTAACAGCAATTAAGGAGCCTGACCGATGGCAATGCCGCGCAAACTCAAGTTAATGAACGTCTTTCTGAACGGCTACAGCTATCAGGGCGTCGCAAAGTCCGTCACGCTGCCAAAACTGACCCGTAAGCTCGAAAACTATCGCGGTGCGGGGATGAACGGCAGCGCACCGGTAGACCTCGGCCTTGATGACGATGCGCTGTCAATGGAGTGGTCGCTCGGGGGCTTCCCGGATTCGGTTATCTGGGAGCTTTACGCCGCAACCGGTGTGGATGCCGTGCCGATTCGTTTTGCTGGCTCTTACCAGCGCGACGATACCGGCGAAACGGTGGCCGTCGAAGTGGTCATGCGTGGACGTCAGAAAGAAATCGACACCGGAGAGGGTAAACAGGGAGAAGACACCGAGTCGAAAATCTCCGTGGTCTGCACCTATTTCCGGCTGACGATGGACGGTAAGGAGCTGGTCGAAATCGACACCATCAACATGATTGAGAAGGTGAACGGCGTCGACCGGCTGGAGCAACACCGCCGTAATATCGGCCTGTGATTTTCATACGGTCAGCCAGGCTGACCGGTTAACCCTGATTCAGAAGTGAGAAAACCATGGACAAAGAAAATGTCATTACCCTGGAAAATCCGGTCAAACGTGGTGAGCAGGTTATCGAACAGGTCACGCTGATGAAACCCAGTGCCGGGACGCTGCGCGGTGTCAGTCTGGCTGCGGTCGCAAACTCCGAAGTCGATGCACTGATTAAAGTGCTGCCGCGCATGACGGCACCGATGCTGACCGAGCAGGAAGTTGCCGCGTTGGAACTGCCTGACCTTGTGGCGCTGGCCGGTAAGGTGGTCGGTTTTTTGTCGCCGAACTCGGTGCAGTAACGTTTCCTAAAAATCTGTCGGTCGATGACCTGATGGCGGATGTGGCAGTGATATTTCACTGGCCGCCATCAGAACTGTATCCCATGAGTCTGACCGAACTCATCACATGGCGCGAAAAGGCGCTCCGGCGAAGCGGAAACACGAATGAGTAACAATGTAAAATTACAGGTATTGCTCAGGGCTGTTGACCAGGCATCCCGCCCGTTTAAATCCATCCGCACAGCGAGCAAATCGCTGTCGGGGGATATCCGGGAAACACAAAAATCACTGCGCGAGCTGAACGGTCAGGCATCCCGTATTGAGGGATTTCGCAAGACCAGTGCACAGCTCGCCGTGACTGGTCAGGAACTGAAAAAAGCCAGACAGGAAGCCGCAGCTCTGGCTGTCCAGTTTAAAAATACTGAACGACCGACAAATGCACAGGCAAAGGCAATGGAAGCCGCGCGTAAAAATGCGTCTGAGTTACAGGCGAAATATAACAGCCTGAGATTGTCGGTACAGCGCCAGCGTCAGGAATTGAGTCAGGCGGGTATTAATACCCGTAATCTGGCGCATGATGAACGAGGGCTGAAAAACCGTATCAGTGAAACCACCGCACAGCTTAACCGTCAGCGCGACGCGCTGGCGCGTGTCAGTGCGCAACAGGCAAAACTTAATGCAGTAAAACAGCGTTATCAGGCCGGAAAGGAACTGGCTGGAAATATGGCCTCGGTAGGCGCTGCCGGTGTGGGGATTGCGGCGGCGGGAACGATGGCCGGAGTTAAGCTGCTGATGCCCGGTTATGAGTTTGCGCAGAAAAACTCAGAATTGCAGGCCGTGCTGGGTGTGGCAAAAGACTCCGCCGAAATGACCGCACTCCGCAAGCAGGCGCGCCAGCTCGGCGACAATACCGCAGCCTCGGCGGATGATGCAGCCGGTGCACAGATTATCATTGCGAAAGCCGGCGGGGATGCTGCGGCTATTCAGGCGGCAACGCCGGTAACGCTGAATATGGCACTGGCGAATCAGCGGTCGATGGAAGAAAACGCGCAACTGTTGCTGGGGACTAAGGCATCCTTTCAACTGTCAAATGATGATGTCAGCCATGTGGGCGACGTGTTGTCGGCAACGATGAATAAGTCGGCGGCTGATTTTCAGGGACTCAGTGATGCACTGACTTACCTCGGTCCGGTTGCGAGGACGGCAGGTGTAAGTCTTGAACAGGCTGCAGCCATGACAGGTGTGCTGCATGACAATAACATCAGGGGGTCAATGGCGGGTACGGGTAGTAGTGCCGTTGTCACCCGATTACAGGCTCCGACAGGGAAAGCATGGGAAGCACTAAAAGAGCTTGGCGTTAAAACCTCGGACAAAAAGGGAAATATGCGTCCGTTGTTCACCATTCTGAAAGAGATTCAGGTCAGCTTTGATAAACACAAGCTGGGAACGTCTCAGAAGGGGGAATACCTTAAAACCATTTTTGGTGAGGAAGCCCTGAAATCAGCGAACGTTTTACTGGCAGCGGCAGCAAGCGGAAAACTGGATAAGCTGACCGCCACGCTGAAAGCATCGGACGGTAAAACGGAAGAGCTGGTTAAAATCATGCAGGATAACCTCGGTGGTGACTTTAAGGAGTTTCAGTCCGCTTATGAGGCGGTGGGGACTGACCTGTTTGACCAGCAGGAAGGCACACTGCGTAAGCTCACTCAGACGGCCACAAAGTATGTGTTAAAACTCGACGGCTGGATCCAGAAAAACAAATCACTGGCGTCAACCATCGGCCTCATTGCCGGTGGCGCGCTGGCGCTTATTGGCATCATCGGTGCAATTGGTCTTGCAGCCTGGCCGGTTATCACCGGCATCAATGCCATCATCGCGGCAGCAGGCGCAATGGGTGCAATCTTCACGACGGTTGGTAGTGCCGTTATGACGGCCATCGGGGCGATTAGCTGGCCGGTTGTGGCCGTGGTGGCTGCAATTGTCGCCGGGGCGTTGCTTATCCGTAAATACTGGGAGCCTGTCAGCGCATTCTTTGGCGGTGTGGTGGAAGGGCTGAAAGCGGCATTTGCGCCGGTGGGAGAACTGTTCACGCCACTGAAGCCGGTGTTTGACTGGCTGGGCGAAAAGTTACAGGCCGCGTGGCAGTGGTTTAAAAACCTGATTGCCCCGGTTAAAGCCACCCAGGACACCCTGAACCGTTGCCGTGACACGGGCGTCATGTTCGGGCAGGCACTGGCTGACGCACTGATGCTGCCGCTTAATGCGTTCAACAAACTGCGCAGTGGTATTGACTGGGTGCTGGAAAAACTCGGTGTTATCAACAAAGAGTCAGACACACTTGACCAGACCGCCGCAAGGACTAATGCCGCCACGTATGGCACCGGTGGTTATATTCCGGCGACCAGCTCTTATGCAGGCTATCAGGCTTACCAGCCGGTCACGGCACCGGCTGGCCGCTCTTATGTGGACCAGAGTAAAAACGAATATCACATCAACCTGACGGGCGGTACTGCGCAGGGGACACAGCTCGACCGCCAGTTACAGGATGCACTCGAAAAATACGAGCGGGATAAACGTGCGCGCGCCCGTGCCAGCATGATGCATGACGGTTAAGGAGGTGACGAAAAATGATGCTCGCGTTAGGTATGTTTGTTTTTATGCGCCAGACGCTGCCACACCAGACCATGCAGCGTGAATCAGATTATCGCTGGCCGTCAAATTCCCGTATCGGTAAACGGGATGCCTACCAGTTTCTCGGTGTGGGTGAGGAAAACATTACGCTTGCCGGTGTGCTTTATCCCGAACTGACAGGCGGAAAGCTGACGATGACCACGCTCAGGCTGATGGCAGAGGAAGGTCGGGCGTGGCCGTTGCTGGATGGCACCGGCATGATTTACGGCATGTATGTCATCAGCAGGGTGAGTGAAACAGGGAGTATTTTCTTTTCAGACGGCACACCCCGGAAAATTGATTTTACGCTGTCGCTCACCCGCGTTGATGAATCACTGGCCGCGCTTTATGGCGATATCGGTAAACAGGCGGAGTCGCTCATCGGTAAGGTTGGCAGTATGGCGACCAGATTCACGGGGATGACGGGGGCGGGATAATGCTGGATGCGCTGACATTTGATGCAGGCAGTACGCTGACGCCGGATTACATGCTGATGCTCGACAGCAGGGATATTACCGGCAATATCAGCGACCGTCTGATGAGTATGACCCTGACGGATAACAGGGGCTTTGAAGCTGACCAGCTTGATATTGAACTGAACGATGCTGACGGGCAGGTCGGGCTGCCGGTTCGTGGCGCTGTCCTGACGGTGTATATCGGCTGGAAAGGCTTTGCCCTGGTATGCAAAGGGAAATTTACCGTTGATGAGGTTGAACACCGGGGCGCGCCGGATGTGGTTACCATCCGTGCCCGGAGTGCAGATTTCCGCGGGACGCTTAATTCCCGCCGGGAAGGCTCCTGGCATGACACAACGCTCGGTGCAATTGTTGAGGCGATAGCCTCCCGTAACAGGCTGGAAGCCAGTGTCGCTCCGTCACTGGCCGGAATTAAAATCCCGCACATCGACCAGTCGCAGGAGTCTGATGCGAAATTCCTGACCCGTCTTGCAGAACGCAACGGCGGTGAGGTGTCGGTAAAAATGGGAAAACTGTTGTTTCTCAAAGCGGGGCAGGGGGTGACGGCCAGCGGTAAAAAAATCCCGCAGGTCACCATAACCCGCAGCGACGGCGACCGCCATCATTTTGCGATTGCTGACCGTGGAGCCTATACCGGCGTAACGGCAAAGTGGTTACACACCAAAGACCCGAAACCACAAAAGCAGAAGGTAAAACTGAAACGCAAAAAGAAAGAAAAACACCTGCGCGCACTGGAGCACCCGAAAGCAAAACTGGTCACGCAGAAGAAAGCGCCAAAAGTACCGGAAGCGCGCGAAGGTGAATACATGGCCGGTGAGGCTGACAACGTTTTTGCCCTGACTACGGTATATGCCACGAAAGCACAGGCCATGCGTGCTGCTCAGGCGAAGTGGGACAAACTGCAACGGGGCGTTGCGGAGTTCTCCATCATCCTGGCTACCGGTCGTGCAGATATTTACACGGAAACACCGGTCAGAGTGTCAGGCTTTAAGCGCGTCATAGACGAGCAGGACTGGACAATCACTAAGGTGACACATTTTCTGAATAATAGCGGCTTCACGACGTCCTTGGAGCTTGAGGTCAGGCTTTCTGATGTGGAGTACGAAACAGAAGATGATGAGTGATGTTTTTATTTTATCTGTTTGTTTTATAAGGATAAATTAACTAAAATGGCACCATCAACAAAACCGGAAGAGGTGCTCGCGATGTTTCATTGTCCTTTATGCCAGCATGCCGCACATGCGCGTACAAGTCGCTATATCACTGACACGACAAAAGAGCGTTATCACCAGTGCCAGAACGTGAATTGCAGCGCCACGTTCATCACTTATGAGTCGGTACAGAGATACATCGTGAAGCCGGGAGAAGTCCACGCCGTGAGGCCGCACCCGTTGCCGTCAGGGCAGCAAATTATGTGGATGTAATTACAAACAGAAAGCCCCTCAGTCGAGGGGCTTTTTTTGTCGATGTGGTCAATGTGTGGACTTAACCAGAAATAAATCCTTTTATTTCAATTTGTTGTACGTAAAAAATAAGCCCGTGTAAGGGAGATTACACAGGCTAAGGAGGTGGTTCCTGGTACAGCTAGCATTTTATGGGTTATGTTTTTCAGCGAAACGGATGATAACCTTAATAAATGCAGCTGTATGTGATCGGTTTCTAAGAATTTTCCATCCGGGAAAAATAATCGAAATTAATCACTTACCGTGTGGGTTACGCGTGGTTTCCCCGGAGAAATTACGCATCAGCAGAGCGTAATTGAGCTCAAGATCCTGCGGGACCGGGAGCCACACAGTATAACCATCGCCTGGTGCGACCGGCATCGCTTCACCTTTGGCGTTTTCCATGTGCTCAAGGGTAAAGTTAATGTTGCCTTGCGGCGTCATCAGCTCAAGGCTGTCGCCAACGGAGAATTTATTTTTCACCGCTACCGCCGCGAGGTCCCCCTTGCGCTCACCGGTAAACTCACCAACAAACTGCTGGCGGTCAGAAACTGAATAACCGTATTCGTAGTTCTGATAATCGTCGTGAGTATGACGACGCAGGAAACCTTCGGTATAGCCACGATGCGCCAGACCTTCCAGAGTTTCCAGCAGGCTGGTATCGAACGGTTTGCCCGCAGCGGCGTCATCGATAGCTTTACGGTAAACCTGTGCGGTGCGTGCGCAATAGTAGAAAGATTTAGTACGGCCTTCGATTTTCAGCGAATGCACGCCCATTTTGGTCAGGCGTTCTACATGGGCGATGGCGCGCAGATCTTTCGAGTTCATGATGTAAGTGCCGTGCTCATCTTCAAACGCGGTCATATACTCGCCCGGACGCTGGGCTTCTTCGATCATAAACACTTTGTCGGTTGGCGCGCCGATACCCAGCGTCGGCTCAACATTTTGCACCGGAATCGGCTCGTACTTGTGTACGATGTTGCCAACGTCATCTTCTTTCCCTTCCTGGACGTTGTACTCCCAGCGGCAGGCGTTGGTGCAGGTACCCTGGTTCGGATCGCGCTTGTTGATATAGCCAGAGAGCAGGCAGCGACCGGAGTAGGCCATGCACAGTGCGCCGTGAACGAAGATCTCGATCTCCATATCCGGCACCTGATTGCGGATCTCTTCAATCTCTTCCAGCGACAGCTCGCGAGAGAGGATCACGCGGGTCAGGCCCATTTGCTGCCAGAATTTCACCGTCGCCCAGTTTACGGCGTTAGCCTGCACCGAGAGGTGGATCGGCATTTCAGGGAAGTGCTCACGCACCAGCATAATCAGCCCTGGATCGGACATAATCAGCGCATCCGGCCCCATTTCCACCACCGGTTTCAGGTCACGGATAAAGGTTTTCAGCTTGGCGTTGTGCGGTGCAATGTTGACCACGACATAAAACTTTTTCCCCAGCGCGTGGGCTTCATTGATGCCGAGCTGAAGATTTTCGTGGTTGAATTCGTTGTTGCGCACACGCAGGGAGTAACGCGGCTGGCCCGCATAAACAGCATCTGCGCCATAAGCGAAAGCGTAACGCATATTTTTCAGCGTTCCCGCCGGGGAAAGGAGTTCCGGTTTAAACAT